GTCGGCGAGAGCTAGTAGTTGTTCCACATCGTCTGGAACATCGTATCGATCTCGACCACCGAGCCGCGCCCCGACGAGGTGAGCGGCGTGCCGGTTCCGGCGGCGCCGGTCGCCTGGGTCGCGACATAGGCGTTCGACGCGCTCATGAACGCATTCGTCAGCAGCCCGTTATAGGCGTAATTCGGGTTGGCCGAATTGTCGGCAGTGATCGCGGTCTGCGCCTGCTGGCCGCTGGTAAGCGGCGTCGAAAAGCTGGCGCTGTTGATCGTGGTGATCGCCTGCAAGGTCTCGGCGCCGGTCGCGGTGCCGACATACCAGGCATAGGCGACCGCGCCGGTGACCGGCGTCACCATCACCGACAAGGTCTGACCCGAGGTCACCGCCTGGCTCGCCTCGGCGCTGACATTCGACGACCCGCCGGCGAGCGTATAGGTGTTGCCGTCGGCGCCGGTGATCGTCTTCGTGGTGGCGACACCGCCCAACAGGCTCGAATTCTGGTAGCCTTCGAGCGTCAGCCCGATGACCTTCACATAATAGGTCGCGACCGGCAGCGTCGCGCCAGCACCAGCGGCGGACAGTACAGGGGTCGCCGGTACGCCCAATTGCAGCGAAGCATTGCCGCCGAGGATCGCCATCTCCTCTTTCAGCGTCATTTTCTGCAAAAGGCGGAAGGTCATGCGCGCCTGGATGTCTTCGAAGTCGCGGCCGGCGCTGATCGCTTCGTAGGTCGCCGCGTCCTCCTCGCCGAGGGTGACGAACGACGCCGATTTGGTCGCCGTGGTGTACGACATCTGCGCCGAGCGCTGGCCTTCCGGGACCCAGCCCATCGCGTCAAAGCCGGAGCCGATCAGCGCCGACACCTGCCGCCAATGCGTCGCCGTGCCGGTGCCGCCGCCGACCCGCGGGATGACGTTCCAAATCGGCGTGACAAACGGGTAGAGGTTCTTGGCCGGCGCCTGCAAATCGAATGCGACCAGGCCGGTGCCGGTCGAGATCGTCTTGGCGATCTGGTCACTGGGCGAGCGCAGCGCGCCCTTGACCAGATCGAGTGTGTCTAGTGTCGGGTTCATCGGGTACTCCCTTTGGGAGGTGGACAACAAAAAACCCACCGGGAGGGCGGGCTGGGTGGCTTTTCATCTTGTCATTCCCGCGAAAGCAGGAATCCATGAACACCGACTTTTGCCAGGCAGGTTCCGTCCGTGTTCATGGGTTCCGGGTTCGGCCTTAAAGGCCGCCCCGGAATGACAGATCAGCGAAACGGCCGTATCGGGTTGGCGTGCGCGGCCTTGATCAGCGCCAGCGTGCGGTCCTCGTCGCTCATGCGGGCGAGCGCGGCGACGACGTCGTCGGGTGAGGCGCCGGGATAGGCGCCGTCCTCGCGCTTCGAGAGGCCGCCGGCGGTGCGCGCGACGGTTTGCGGCGGCAGCGGTGTCGCTTCCAGTTCCGCGACGCGTTTGGCGAGGGCATCGAGCCGCGGCAGGATCTCGCCGGCGAATGCCTTCATCAGATCACCGGCCCGAGCAGATTTGTCGGTATCCGCCTCGGCGCCGGCTTCGTGGGTTTCTGGGACAAACCGGTCGCATTTGGCGCCGGCGCGGCACAGCGCATCGTCGCGCTCTCGCTCACCGAGATCAGCCTGGTCGATCGGCCGGCCAACCCCGAGGCGGTGTTCGATTGCTGGAAGGCGGAGGGAAGCGCGCATATGGCGGAAGACATCAACCACGCCGATCCCGGCTTTCAGGCCGACGGCAAGAAGCGCTATCCCCTCGATACGGAGCGGCATATCCGCGCCGCCTGGGCCTTTATCCACATGGCGAGCCACGCCGCGCCCTATACCGCCGGCGAGCTGCAGCAGATCAGGGACCGTATCGTCGCGGCGTGGAAAGACAGGATCGATCCCGCCGGGCCGCCCGCCGCTACCGGGCCGGCGTCAAACGCGATCGCCAACCAGGCCGCGCTCGACCATGTCCATGATTGCCTCAAGGCGATGACCGATGGCGATTGCTGCAAGCCCGGCGCGGCCGGTCGGCATGGGCGCACGATGCTCGGGCATTTGAAGGACGCGGTGATGACGCTGCGGTCGCGCGGGTCGCGGGCCTTGACCTTGCCGCCCACCGAGAACCCCTTGTAGACGCCGCTCGTCACCTTGTCCCAGGCGCGCGGGTCGACGATGCGGGCGCCGACATAAAGCCCCCTGTCGTCGACCCCCGCCTCCTCGGCGACACCGACCGCCGACATCTGGTGCATCTCGCGGATATTGGCGAATTTCAGGTAGTCGCCGAGCGCGGCGGCGAGCGCGTCCCGGGTGATGATCTCGCCCTGGTCGTCCTCGGCTTCGGTCGAGGCATAGCCCCAGACCATCCGTTCTTGGGCATCGACCTTGGCGATCGGAGCGTAAAAGCGCATGCGGTTCACCGTGTTGTTGAGGTGATGTGCGATTAATACTTAGCGGTTAAGTAACGCGTTAGTGCGTATACTGTTCTCGGCCAACGAGCGCCTCGCAGAACACAATGATCGAGCACCAATTCAACTGGGGTCCAGCCATCAGGGGCCTTTTGAGCCTTTCGATCGCGCTGCTCGTGCTGTTCCTGTTGAACCGAAGATCAGCTCGGCGGCGACCTGCGTCCAGCGCAACCGCAACCGGAAGTCGGGCTATTCGGGTCAGCTGGCGCGACGGCACCGTCGAGGTGAGAGCACGAGTTGTTCCACGCTATGGCTGGCTCACGACTTCGATAGACGTGTATCTCGACGACGTAGCCATCATCAAAACCGGCGGCGTATTTCGGTTCAGCGGTTCGAACGAAGCCGCGTTTGACGAGCAAGGCGAAAGCGCGCCGTGAAACACACTTGGCGTTCGCCGATGCGGGATATGGATTTTCCGTTTTGGCTATTGGTCGACGATCAGGTCATCATTGATTCGAAAATACGCCCACCCAACTGGCCGCTTTCAGTGGTGATGGTTATATTATCAGTATCAATCGCGTTTTCGGCGATCATCGTACTCGTTCATTTGGCGCTGAGTTATCTCAGGTAAGTTTCAACCCTCAGATCGGGTTGGCGTTGACGTGCTGGTCTATGGAAAGGTTCGCCCGTTTTTCATCGGAGGTCATCTTCGTTTGCTCAAGGGTAAGCTCGACACCCTGACGGACGAGCGCCATAAGTTTCTGATATTTGTGGTCCAGCTCTAGAAAGATGTCGCGGATGTCCGGCGGGAACGGCACGACGCAATCGATTTTCGTATGTTGCTTCCCCACCTCAAAGCCGGTGTTTCGGTCAAAATGCACGTCATCTTGTGTATGTATACGCCGCGCGTAGATTGTCCCATCATCGGTGGCTGTGACGAGACAGACCAGGCTCGCGCCGTTTCGACTGCGGGCGTGGAAAATGTCTCCCTTAGCCAACTGTCGTAGCGCGTTCTCGCGGTCAGCCATGATCATTTTCCATCATTCACCGCCGATCAACTTAGGGCGCAAAACTCTCGTCTGCTCGGTGTGAGATGCATCTCCGAGCCCCATACTCTTGACTGCACAATCTCTGCAGAGATTACGACCAAAAACCCTATAGACGGCTGTGTTGTCGGGCCAGCCGCCGCCTTCGCAGCCACCCCACGGTAACCCCTCGCACGGGAGGTCGCCAGCGGCAGCGACTTGAACTTCGCCATCGCTGCCAGCCGTCCATTGGCCGGCACCGGGATTGTGCTGCGGGACGCGAGGCTCGTCAGGGTTGTACTTGTGCAGCAACAGCGCATCGCGGGCGGGCGGGAAACTGCAGCCACAGTTTTCGCCGTGATCGCAACTCGATGACCGCTGAAGGGCGATCGGCGCAACCGCAGTCCCGAGCGGCACGGCACCCTGTGCGCCGTAGATCATCGGCTGGTCGCCGCCAGGGACGGGGTCGAGCCCTAGGAGCCCGCGCGCCTCGTTGACCGCGTAGATGCCGTCGCGCACATAGATGTCGATGACCTTGGCCTGCTCGGCCGGGTCGGTCGGCCGCAAAGCGCCCCAGGCGAATTCGAGGTCGGGGTGCCCCATCAGATCCTGGATTACGTGGTCGCAGAGCCGCTTCACCCACAGCATTAGCGGCGCGAGACCCTCGGTCGCCGCGGTGTCCTGTGAGGTCTCGGCGGTAGCCCGATTGAGTTGGCGAATCAAAGCCGTCGGCGGCAGTGAGAACGCATAGCAGACGATGCGCGCCAACCACTCATCGAAATCGTCCTTGTAGGGCGCCTCCTTAAACGCCTGGTACTTCGACCCCGACGGCCCCCACACCAGCCGCGTGCGCGAGCCGGTATTTCCCGCCAGAACGCTGTCAAACCATTCCTGGAACTGCGAAATCCGCTCGACATTCCAGCCGTCAGGCGCGTTGAGCAGCCCCGGCGGCACATTCCCGTCGGTGAAATGCTGCAGCTGCATCACCTGGCGGCGCAGCGCGATGTTGACCGTCATCACGATCTGCTCGACCGGGCCAAAGCCATAGGCCTTGTGCGGGCGCGGGTTGCGCGGCCAGTAGAGCAGTTCGTCGCTGGTCAGCAGCTTCCACGGCCTGCCCTTGATGACCTGCTCGTAGGCCGGCGCCGGCGGGCGCGGGCGGCGGCCGGTTTCGTCGACCAGGACCTTGATCGTCGCGCCGTCGACGATGTCGAGCCTGATCAGCGCGCCGCCGCGATTGCGCCGGATTTCGAGCACCGGTGCGTCGAGCACCAACAGGTCTTCCATCAGCTCGCGCAGCCAGGTCGCGAAGGGCCGCTCGCCATCGGGCCGCCGCCAGAATTCCGCGACGGCCTGGACGCGCCCAGCAGCATGCAGCTGTCGCGGCTTGTCGCCGATCACCCGGATCGCCCAGTCGAGCCGTTCGAGCTGGTCCTTGCGGGTCTCGATCGCCAGCCGGGTGATGTCGTGCGCGTCGGCGAGCCGGCGCAGTTCCTCGAACGAGATCGCCTCGTAGGAGCGCGGCGTGTAGATCGTGTTGACGCCGACCGGGTAGTCCCACACCCGCACCCGTTCGGGTTCGAGCGGCGCCAGCGGATAGCCCGGCGAAAAGATGCCCTGGCCGGGCTGGTAGACCTCGCGGAACCGGGTTTCGAGCCCCTGCTGGCTGACCAGCTGCGTCCCCGGGGCGCCCCAACTGTAGGAGGCCGTGAGGCTGGTCTTCGCGCCGCCGAGGCGGGTATCGACATCGGGCATGAAAATCATTCCCAAGCTATTGCTTGAACCCTGCCCCTCACCCCAGCCCTCTCCCCGCTCGCGGGGAGAGGGAGCGCCATCACCCCTCGCCCCGGTTACGGGAGAGGATTGCCATCGCGCAGCGATGGACGGGTGAAGGGCTGATCGCGGCAGTGAGTTTTAGAAGCTGCTCCAGGCCGAGCGCTTCCAAGCATTCGGCGCGGTGCAAAAGTAGAGGTAGTTGCTGTCGGCTTCGACCTGGCCGGTCTGGCACGCGGCGCTCGACGAGGCTGGTGTGCCGGTTGCCGGGAACATGCCGTTGGCCGAGGCGCTGGCCGGTGTCATCGACGTGATGCGGAAGTTCGAGCCGTCGAATGCGAGCTCCAGATATTCGTAGTTCTGGCCGTAAAGCGTCAGCGACGATTGTGCGCCGCGCGTCCCCCGGCAGCAGGATTTGCCCGCCGCTCGTGCCGTTGACCTGCACGATCAGCGCCTTCCCGTTATCGGTGGTGAACCCCACCGACCAGCCGGTAGAGATCACGCTCTGTGACGGCAGAGTGACCGTCAAGCTGGCGATTGGAGAATTGTAGGACGAGATCACCGAGCCGCAATCCGCCAACGTCGCGCTGTAACTGCTGACCGACGGAAAATTCGATTTCGGGGTACAGCCGGTGCCGGTGACACCGAGCGAATTCGCCGGAGAGGGTGTCAGCTGCATGACCCGAAAGTTCGACCCGTCAAATTGCAGCACTGCCATCTCGTAATTTCCGGCGGCGAGCTGCAGCGAGGAGGCGCCGCTGCTGGGGTAGAGGATGCGCGCGGTGTCACCCGAGGTTATCTGCGCCGCCGCGAC